GTTTATAAGATAACTCGTCTTAAAACCAATGAAATATATATTGGACAAACGACTTCAGTTGATAAGCGTTGGCAAGAACACGTAAAGTCTGCTTTAGGAGTTGGAACTTTAGCTTCTTCACAACTCCATCGAGTTATGGCTTCTGATGGTTGTGAAAATTTCACTTTTGAACTTTTAGAGGCTGTACCTAAAGATAAATTAAGAGAAAGAGAATCATACTATATTGATTTCTACGATTCAAAAACCTATGGACTTAACTCCGTTACAGGAGATAAGAATAAATAAATTTAATGACCCATTCGAACTGTTTGGGTAAGGAGGAAAAATGACAGAGTTTAATGAAATTCAGAAACAAATTATTACTACAGATAAACCACACGTACTGGTTTGTAGCGCGGCAGCAAGTGGAAAGACACAGACACTAATCGGCAGACTTAAATATCTACTTGATAGTGGTGTTGACCCATCAGAAATTGTGGCAATTACTTTTACGAACAATGCAGCCTCAGTTATGTATGAACGGCTTGGCTATCCAAACGGCTTGTTCATTGGAACTGTTCATTCTTATTGTAATTACTTACTTCGCGGTGGCGCCGTCGATACAAGAGATATACTTGACCAAGAACGATTTGACGATTTGTTTCCTCGTATTGAAGAAAACAAAAGTTGTATCAAACATATCTCACATTTGATACTTGATGAAGGTCAAGATTCAACGGAAGCTCAATTCAAATTCTTTGAACTTCTTAATCCAGACAACTATATGTACTTTTTCGACTACCGGCAATCAATTTATGGATGGTCCGGTGCAGACCCACAATACCTTATTAATAAAATGTATGAACCTGGTGTAACGGTCTACCGAATGAGGCAGAACTATCGTAACCTACCAGAGATACTCCATTTTGCGAAAAAATTTCTCTACCGACTTGGTCCAGACTACGAGGACGACTCAATTCCTGAACGAAGCGGCCGCGCGCTGTATTCGGTTATCGAAGGCAATTTAACGCCTTCAGAGGCGGCGCATTCACTTGTGCGTACAAAGGAGAGACTCCATACAAGTTGGGGAGATTGGTTTGTACTTTGTAGAACAAATGCAGATATAGATTTATTTACGCAGTTGTTTAAAGAACTTGATGTACCGACGGATACATTTAAGCAGGCAGAGTTGACCAACTCACAGATAGAAGAGAAGATGAAGGAAGATACAGTTAAAATTTTGACTGTACACAGCGCGAAGGGATTAGAGAATAAATGTGTTCTTTCATATAATATAAGAGCCTATAACGATGAAGAAGCGCGCTTGTGCTATGTGGCGGCAACAAGAGCAAGAGATTGTTTGCTTTGGGCGAAGATGCCACCAAAGAAGAAAAAGAAAAATAAAGTTGTAAGTTGGGAATAGACAATAAAAAAAAGACGGGTTAATCCCGTCTTTTTAGTTATGATTAATTATTTTACTCCGAAGAGTGGTGGGTCTGTATCATACGTGTATTATATCACAGAATGGATTCGGATATTAATTCATTGTTCCGATTGGGGGAGTTGTACCCGAACCGCCACTCGAACCACTTTGTGCTATTAAATACTCATCGGGAGATGACAACGTGCTAAAAATTGTCGGGTCTAAAACTAATGTCGCTGTTGACCCCGGTGTACCCGAAGCACCCGAAGCTCCCTCTGCCACAACAATATATCTCGAGCCATCGAATGTTGAACGAGCCTGAAGTATGCGAAATTGCATCTTAACAGTCGGATTGGTATATGTTACATCCATACCGCTTTCGAGTGCATCGTGGACTTCTTGCCAAGTCTTGTCATAAGTAATCGTTCCTTCGGTTTGGTCAGAGCTTGCTATGTTTACTCGCAATCTTCCTCCACCTGCTTCAGCAACTGAATCCAACATTCCTTCTAAAACTGCCCTATTTGGATTTCCGGGCGTAGTCATTACATAGTTGATTATATCTTCTTTGCTCATAAGTTACTCCTCCCTAAACTAAAAAGACGGATAAACCGTCTTTTTAAATTTTAAATAATTGAGCGTTTCGTTCTGTGTCTTGAAGTGCATTACTTCCATAGTTGTTACCTCTTCGGTTTGTCCTCTCTTTCTTTAGATAGGACAAGGTTCGTTTTGATGTTAGATGGTGTTATACGATTGGGATTGCAATATCGTAACTTAATGCCCATGTGCCTTGCCAAAGTGGCTGATTCATTGCACCGCTTGGATATAGTGTTACTTGACCGTTCATCTTAATGATGTTGCAAGGGATTGAAACGCACCTTGAGTCGTGGCTTCCCGGTCCACTCAAAAAATAGAAGTGCATAATCCCTATTCCCAAATCATTGTTCGTGAGTTGGTTATAAATAGAACTTGGAATAACATTACTTGGGATGTGGTATACAGGTGCTGTGCCATCTGTACCGACACTTATATTCGAAGTAATTATTTCGCTTGCGTGTAAAGTGTTGCCGTCTATAAAAGAAACGACACTCGATGTGTTGGAAAGATACTCAACTTCACCGCCACCACTCTGCTCTACTAACTTATACTCACCACCATCTACACCGAGGACCTTGCCATTATCAGATACGGTAGGGGAAGGTAGTTGAGTACCACTAATTTCATCCAACATTCCACTTAAAACCGCTCTATTCGGATTACTCGGCGTAGTCATTACGTAATTAATTATATCTTCTTTGCTCATAAGTTGTTCCTCCCTAAATTAAAAAGACAGCTAAGCCGTCTTTTATCTTATCTAATTATTTACCAGTATTTCCTCTTAATTTTATCGTTCCATCTCCTTCTATTAATAACCCAAGTCCCGTATCAGTTATTCGACCAGATATTACTTTGTAATTCGTATCAGTACGGTCTATAGCTGTATTAGGTAAAAAATATTGATTTTTATAGAGTGGAACGGTATAACCTACTACTATTTCGCTAGTAGATTCGTCAGTTCCTGGAACTGTAATTCGATCAGAAGTTAATTTGTTGTGATTGTGACTATCGAAATAAGCAAGGTCAACATAATAATAATAATTAGAATCATTCGAAAAAGATATTTGTGCGGTAGACCATTCATTTGCTGAGCTACCATCTTCTTGAGGTACTTCAATTTTAATTTGATATGTACCTGGTTTCTTAGTTTCAAATTGATTATGTACAGAACCCGTTGAAGATGAAGAAATAATAGCAAATGGAAATTGTGAAAAATCAGGTCCTCCCACTGTTAGTATATCTGCTCCATAACAATATGCTTTTGATTCGTCAGGACCAATAGAACTGCATTGACAAGTATAAGTCTCACCCTCAAATACGACTTGAATTGTATCTGCATTAATTATTTGAGAAAAAGATAATATTCCTCCTGCAAAAGGTAGTACCTCTTCTTCAGAATGAATACTTTCAGTAGTAACTGTTTCTTCTATTGAAATAACTTTATCGTCTGTGCTATCATCTTCCACAATACCATCCAACATACTTCCCAAAACGTTCGGATTTGTATTCGCCGGACTATTCATTACATAGTTAATAATCTCTTCCTTACTCATTCTTCTTCTCCTTTACATTAACAATAACTTTATTATAAGCCTTACCTTCCGGAGCCTTAAACACTCCATTCTTCTTTACAACCAGTTCATCCATTTCAATCGCCGGTACTTCTGGTACGTCTACAGCGCCCGAGCCATCCTTATCAAGAGACTCAATCATTCCTTTCAGAACTGTCTTATTAACACTATAAGGTGACCTATCTATATAATCTAAAATTTCATGTATTGTCATATACTTTCCTCCTCAATACCTTGAAGTTGTTTAAAAATTACTATATTCGTATTCCAAGGAGTATCTCGTAAATATTTTTCGGCTACTTCATTCAACTCAACCCCATCTTCTTCGAACAATTGGTTCAATATATTCCAATTAAATTCATTAGGTAAAATTTGCCTCATATAATCAAGAGATTTCATTACAAATTCCTCCTTTTAATATACTTCTTTATATAAGTAGAATTAGCGACCTCTAAATTTGCAATTTTCATTAAAATCTGATATAATTATAATATAGAAGTAGAAAGGAGTACTTATGAACGAATTTAACGTAACACTTAACATGCACAATTATTTTGATTTTGATAGAGCATACTATGAAAAACGATATGACTTATTCTATTTAAGTCTTGTTTCAAAAGCGACAGGTGAAATAATCGAAATTCCAATGACAAATGAGCAGTTTGATATATTGTTAGAAGAAATGCAAGAGAATGAAAGAAAATCTCGATTTGCTCTTGTAACAAGTATTCCACTATCATTAGATTGGAGGGACTAATGAACAAAAGAATTAAAAAGAAACAAATTAAAATGAAATATAAGCGTATTTGTAAACGCTATCCTTTTCTTATAATACGAAATTGGAAAACTGATAAACCAATAGAATATCCATATACTTATCTTGACGATATGCCAGATGGTTGGCGCCGCGCCTTTGGAAAACAGATGTGTGAGGAAATCAGAAAAGTTCTAATTAAAGGTAACTATCTTTATGCTTATCGTGTTGCACAAGTAAAAGAAAAATTTGGTGGTCTTCGTTGGTACGATGAGGGCGCGCCGTCATCAATTTATAAAGAGCTTGTAGATGTTATTGCTAAATATGAAATGCTTTCCTATCGTACATGTATATGTTGTGGGCGCCCAGCCACTAAAATTTCTAAAGGTTGGGTAAGTTCATTTTGTGATAGATGTGCAGGAACACTTTCAGATAGGGTTAAATTTAAAGAAATGGAGAATGAATAATGGTAAAGGTTGGAGATAGAATTAGAATTATTGATATGGATGGAGAACCACTAATGTCTGGAAAAGAAGGTACAGTACGCCTAATTGATGATGCCGGACAAATTCACTGTGCTGAATTTGGTCTTGCAGTAATTCCCGGAGTTGATAGGTTTGAAATTATACGAAAGGTAAATTAATGTTCAAAGCAAAAAGAATAGATACGGGTGAGGTTGAAACAATTCTTGCAGTTGACTATTACGATGGACTTCAGCAGACCTATTTCCTTGTATGGAAAGATGGATGGCGCTGGCGCCCTGCACATAGATATGTGCCACCAAACGTCAACCCAGAAGATGTTGCACCAATTAACGTGAGGACACAAATTAATGAAGATAATTCAAAGTAATAAAGATGTACAGTCATTAGAAATAGTTGGTACAGACGGAGAGACGTTATCTATTTGGTTACCGACTAATTTAGAAGTAGCTTTTGAAGGAATTGAACTTCACGAAGAAGAAAACGATATGCAATGTGAAGTTTCAATTCATTGTAAGGCTAAAATAGATAATATAAATATAATACAGGAGGCACTATAGATTTTATGGATTATAATGCCAAATCAATAGAACAACTCACCTTCAGAGAGGGAGTAAGGAAAAGGATAGGTATTTATCTCGGCTCCGCAGACCATACCGGTGTTATTGCGGGGCTTCTTGAATTAGTAAATAATGCAACAGATGAAGCGCTTGTTTGTCCAACCGCAACAAAAATAGAAATTACAATAGGAACAGATTGGGCAAGTTGTCGAGACTATGGTCGTGGAATGCCACATGGACCGAATGATTTTTCAGATGAAGTAATGATAAATCTTTTAACTGAAAACCACTCCGGCGCTAAGTTCGATGATAATGCATATGGAGGTAAGTCGCGAGGACTTAATGGAACAGGTAGTGCTGCAACATGTTGTTCATCTGATTGGTTTAAAATATCAAGTTATCGAGATAATGCTGAATGGTATATGGAGTTTTATGAGGGTGTTCCTAAGTGGGACAAGTGTCAAAAGAAACCTTTAACGATAGGATGTGCCTATGGAACTTATATTGAATATAAGCCAAGTCAAAGCGTATTCAGCGCCGAGCCGATAAAATTTGATTTTAATGAAATTTGTAATATAATAGAAGAGTATTCTTATTTTAATAAAAATGTAGAGTTCATTGTTACAAACGCAGAAACAAAAGAAAAAAGAAGGTTTTTGAGTAAAAACGGACTTATGGATTTCGCTGATAAAAAAGTAAAAAATCGTATCCATAAACACCCAATTCATCTTCAAACTACAGAAGACGATGTAGATATTGAAATTATTCTTAACTGGACCACTGGAAAAGAACAGTTTTATCTTTTTTCAAATGGTGGAGAAAACGAGAACGGCGGTACACCAATTACAGGAATTAAAACTTCAATTACAAATTTCTTTAAAAAGAAAGTCAAAGATATTGGAAGCGGAGATATTGCTCGTGCAGGATTGATTTATATCTGTTCAGTTAATCTTAAAGACCCAATTTATGATGGACAAACAAAGAGCCGTATTACAAATCCAAATCTAAGAGGGTTGGCGCAAAGATGCACTACGCAAATGCTGGATGACTTTGCGCGCCGGTATCCAAATGAGTTTGACCAGATAGTAGATTTGCTTACAAAAGAACTTAAAGCCGAACGTGCTGCAGAGAGGGCGCGCAAGCAAGTTCTCGAAGCATCAAAGGAAATTGAAAAGAATCAGAAGAAAAAGGTTTTTGCTTCGGATAAATTGAAAGATGCAGAGTTTCTTGGACAGAACTCAACACTTCTAATTGTAGAAGGTAATTCTGCTATGGGCGGTATGGCGCAGGCTCGTGACTATACTAAATATGGAATTCTCGCTATAAGAGGAAAGATTATCAACTGTCTTTCCAACCCAGAAGAAAAGATTTATAATAATGAAGAAATCAAACTTCTTCTAAGTGCAATGAATATAATTCCT